GAAGTTGTTCCACATGTGATCCAATAACAAGTTTATCAATCTCGACTGCTCGAAGGGCGTCTCTAATTTGAACTTGCTTCATTTTTTTATTTTACTAATTAAATAAAAATAATATATAAATCAATTTCATATATTTTATAAATATATAATTAAGGTTTCACCGCCCAATTAGATATGTCACCTTTAAATTGACTATCATTAAACATACAATCCATATCTTGAACGTTCGAAACATCCCAATCAGAAATATCACCATTAAATTTACTACTCTGAAACATACTACTCATATATGTTACGCTCGATACATTCCACCTCGAAATATCACCTTGAAATTGACTCTCATAAAACATAGAATTCATATTTTGAACGTTAGAGACATCCCACCTGGAAATATCACCTTGAAATTGACTTTTACCAAACATTTGACTCATATTAGTGACTTTCGAGACATCCCATAAGGAAATGTCCCCATTAAATTGACTTTCATAAAACATATAACTCATATCTGTGACCTTTGAGACATCCCAATCAGAAATGTCACCATTAAATTTCCTATTACTAAACATACTATTCATATCTTGAACGTTAGAGACATCCCAATCAGAAATATCACCTGCAAATTGACTCCAACTAAACATGCCAGTCATACTAGTGACATTAGAAACATCCCAATAGGAAATATCACCTTTAAATTTACTGAAAGTAAACATACCATACATATCTGTGACTTTAGAGACATCCCAATCGGAAATGTCCCCATTAAATTGACTATTATAAAACATTTGACTCATATTATGAACGTTAGAGACATCCCAATCGGAAATATCACCTTGAAATTGACTATAATGAAACATACGAGACATATCTTTAACGTTAGAGACATCCCACGTGGAAATGTCACCTGCAAATTTACTATAAGAAAACATATAACTCATATCTGTAACTTTAGAGACATCCCATAAGGAAATGTTCCCATACTTTTTCATATTGCCTGGATAACCTTTCACCGCTGAACTAAGTTCATCTGAGTTTTTAAACCGATAACTATATGTAAAATATAGTATCAGATCAATAATGAGTTCAGGAAGTTGTTCCACATGTGATCCAATAACAAGTTTATCAATCTCGACTGCTCGAAGGGCGTCTCTAATTTGAACTTGCTTCATTTTTTTATTTTACTAATTAAATAAAAATAATATATAAATCAATTTTAATAAGGTTTCACCGCCCAATTAGATATGTCACCTTTAAATTGACTATCATTAAACATACAATCCATATCTTGAACGTTCGAAACATCCCAATCAGAAATATCACCTTGAAATTGACTATTTTTAAACATATAACTCATATCTGTAACGTTAGAGACATCCCACTTGGAAATGTCACCTTGAAATTGACTATTATGAAACATAATACTCATATATGTAACGTTTGAGACATCCCACTTGGAAATATCACCATTAAATATACTATTACAAAACATATGATTCATATTAGTGACTTTAGAGACATCCCACGTGGAAATGTCACCTGCAAATTGACTTTCATAAAACATTTTACTCATATGAGTGACGTTAGAGACATCCCAATCAGAAATATCACCTGCAAATTGACTCCAACTAAACATGTCAGTCATACTAGTGACATTAGAAACATCCCAATAGGAAATATCACCTTGAAATTTACTGAAAGTAAACATACCATACATATCTGTGACATTAGAGACATCCCAATCGGAAATATCACCATTAAATTGACTATTATAAAACATATAATTCATACGAGTGATGTTAGAGACATCCCACGTGGAAATATCACCTTGAAATTGACTATTATAAAACATATACTTCATATCAGTGACGTTAGAGACATCCCAATTGGAAATATCTCCATTAAATTTACTATTAAAAAACAGATTATTCATATCTGTAACCCTTGAGACATCCCACAAGGAACTGTTCCCATACTGTTTCATATTCCCAGGATAACCTTTTACCGCTGATCTTAGTTCGGAATTGTTTTTAAAGACAGTTGTGGCAGCTGCTGCCTCGGCCGCTTTCTTCGTTTCGGATCGTGTCATTACTTTGGTTGCCATTTCTTTGTGCTATAACTTCAATGCATTTATTAAGAATCAATTTTGTCAATAATTAAGGTTTTACATTTATAAATAATTAAGGTTTCACAGTCCACCTGGAAATATCACCATTAAATTGACTATTATAAAACATTCCTCTCATATTTTGAACGCTCGAGACATCCCACTTGGAAATATCACCATTAAATTTACTCTTAAAAAACATAGAATTCATATCTTGAACGTTAGAAACATCCCACAAGGAAATGTCGCCTTGAAATTGACTATTATAATAAAACATATACTTCATATTATTAACGTTAGAGACATCCCACAAGGAAATATCACCTTGAAATTGACTATTATAAAACATATTTCTCATATCTTTAACGTTAGAGACATCCCAATCAGAAATGTCACCATTAAATTGACTATTATAAAACATATAACTCATATTTTTAACGTTAGAGACATCCCAATTGGAAATATCTCCATTAAATTGACTTTCATAAAACATACAATACATATTTTGAACGTTATAGACATCCCACTTGGAAATATCACCATTAAATTGAATTTTTTGAAACATACTACTCATATCTTGAACGTTAGATACATCCCACCTGGAAATATCACCATTAAATTTACTATTACAAAACATGCCATGCATATGTGTAACATTCGAGACATTCCACCTGGAAATATCACCTTGAAATTTACTGCTATCAAACATACAATTCATATTTTGAACGTTAGAGACATTCCACCTGGAAATATCACCTTTAAATTGACTATATTCAAACATATGATTCATATTAGTGACTTTAGAGACATCCCACGTGGAAATATCTCCATTAAATTTACTACCATAAAACATACACTTCATATTATGAACGTTAGAGACATCCCATAAGGAACTGTCTCCATACTGTTTCATATTTTTTGGATAACCTTTTACCGCTGATTTAAGTTCATCGCTGTTTTTAAAGTGATAACTATATGTAAAAGATATAATCAGATCAATAATGAGTTCAGGAAGTTGTTCCACATGTGATCCAATAACAAGTTTATCAATCTCGACTGTTCGAAGGGCGTCTCTAATTTGAATTTGCGTCATCTTTTTATTTTACTAATTAAAAAAAAATAATATATAAATCAATTTTATTAATGTTTCAAAGGTTGTATAGTCCACTTAGAAATATCACCATTAAATTGACTTTCATAAAACATATAATATTATATTATATAGCGTACTAATTTACAACCCCAGCAAATGCGGTGAATAATGTCGCATCAATAGTTATACGACGGCTCTCCGATAGCCTGCTACCTCGTGTGCCTGCGAAATTTACAGTGTTATTTTCAGGGTTATGTAGTATATCCAGTAGGTCGGTAGCAGATGGGTTTATAGTCCAGGATTTACCGGCGGATCGGCACGCGGATACTGTTAGTCGTGTACCGATACCAAGTTGACTCAATTGGACGGACATACATTCAGTAAATATCACTGTATAGTCGGAATTATTAACATTATAACGTGTCCGTGGTGGGTAATCATAGGATGTGTGTTCGGTAAGACCGAACCGTGCAAGTGTTGGATCACCTCCATTCTCAGTTTTAAACCCCTTTGGTGCCATACCCCCTGTTACTAGACCGTGAGTGTGTGCAGCCTCCAACGCCATTTGGTCCACACCAGTCTGACCACCACTGATGATATGTAGCAATTTATTATTCATTATTAATCAGTATTATATTTTAAAATACAATTCAATTTTATAATAATTAAAATAATTTAAGGTTTCACAGTCCACTTAGAAATATCACCTTTAAATTGACTATTATAAAACATACAATCCATATTTTGAACGTTAGAGACATCCCACCTGGAAATATCACCATTAAATTGACTTTTATAAAACATATAATACATATCAGTGACATTAGATACATCCCATAAGGAAATGTCACCATTAAATTTACTTTCATAAAACATATTCATCATATTAGTGACATTCGAGACATCCCAATTGGAAATATCACCTTGAAAATGAATATACTTAAACATACCATTCATATCTTGAACGTTAGAGACATCCCACCTGGAAATATCACCATTAAATTGACTTTTATAAAACATCCTATTCATATTAGTGACGTTAGAGACATCCCATAAGGAAATGTCACCTTGAAATTGACTGTTATCAAACATATTCATCATATTAGTGACATTCGAGACATCCCACCTGGAAATATCACCTTGAAAATGACTGCTATCAAACATACCATTCATATATGTGACCTTAGAGACATCCCACGTGGAAATATCACCATTAAATTGACTATTATTAAACATAGAATTCATACTAGTGACATTAGAAACATCCCAATCAGAAATATCGCCTTTAAATATACTATTACTAAACATATAATACATATCGGTGACGTTAGAGACATCCCACCTGGAAATATCACCATACTGTTTAATATTATCTGGATAACCTTCCACCGCTAAGCGAAGTTCAACTGTGTTTTTAAACGTATGTCTAATAGCAGCTGCGGCCGCTTTCTTCGTTTCGGATCGTGTCATTACTTTGGTTGCCATTTTTTTGTTGTGCTATAACTTCAATGCATTATTAAGAGTCAATTTTGTCAATTTAATTAAAAAAATTTAAGGTTTCACAGTCCACTTAGAAATATCACCATTATATAATTAATATTTAATTAAGGTTGTATAGTCCACCTGGAAATATCACCATTAAATTGACTTTTATCAAACATACCAAACATATTTTGAACGTTAGATACATCCCACGTGGAAATATCACCATTAAATTGACTATTATTAAACATAGAATACATACAAGTGACATTAGAAACATCCCAATCAGAAATATTGCCTTTAAATATACTATTACTAAACATATAATACATATCGGTGACGTTAGAGACATCCCAATCGGATATATCACCTTGAAAATGACTATTATAAAACATACTTCTCATATCATGAACGTTGGAGACATCCCACTTAGAAATATCACCTTGAAATTCACTTTTATAAAACATACCATCCATATCTTGAACGTTAGAGACATCCCATAAGGAAATGTCACCTGCAAATTGACTCCTAGCAAACATCCAATTCATATTTTGAACGTTAGAGACATCCCACGTGGAAATATCACCATTAAATTGACTTTTATCAAACATACCATTCATATCTTGAACATTAGAGACATCCCACCTGGAAATATCACTATTAAATTGACTTTCATAATACATATTACTCATATCAGTGACGTTTGATACATCCCACCTGGAAATATCACCTGCAAATTGACTATAATAAAACATACCACTCATATCTTGAACATTCGATACATCCCATAAGGAACTGTTCCCATACTGTTTCATATTTTTTGGATAACCTTCAACCGCTGAAATAAGTTCATCTCTGTTTTTAAAGTGATAACTATATGTAAAATATAGTATCAGATCAATAATGAGTTCAGGAAGTTGTTCCACATGTGAACCAGGAATTAGTTTATCAATCTCGACTTCTCGAAGGACGTCTCTAATTTGAATTTGCTTCATTTTTATTTAAAGGATTATTTAATAACAATCAATTTTATAAATATTAAGGGTCAGGTTTCCACCATAAATGTACTGAACCATCTTATATTTTTATAGAAATAACTTAAATAGATAAACATATTTAATATAATTATATTTTAATATGCTTGATTTAGAATCACCTCCCGATGTGTTAACCTTTGCGATTATAGGAAATTTATTAAATCTCGCCTATAATATCCCCTTTGTTTGGTTAATATGGAAGAATAGAAACAGTAATAATATATCGGGGGCATTTCTTATTCTTCGTTTTTTTGGAAGTATATCATGGATAATATATGCGTTTTTATTGAGTGATGTATGGGTCGGTTTATCTTATGCGGTTACCTTAATTTCTACATTATTTGTAATTTATGTAAAATGTTTAGATAGAAAAAAAAAAAAACAAATAAAATATCTAAAAGATACTAATCAAAATATAAAAACAAAAATATCTTATATCTAACATAATTTATTATTGGATAAATATTAACTTGTTAAAATTGATTTTAATTTTAATTATATAATATTAGTAATAATGACATCTAACGATCATATATCGGATATTCACGCATATACAACCTACCTAAAGTCGGCATTTCCACCACAGAACAATTCAAAAGGCGCCTACTATGAACATATAGCTGCTATTCAATCTAATAAGGATAAAGAAGCGTATATGAAAGAAATGGAGAGGATTGATTTGGTTTACAATATACGACAATTCGAACAACGTCAAGAGGATAGTTATAATATCAAGAAACAAATGGAAGAGGCGACGACGACCGAAGTCAATGATTATAGTTCAGATGATAATGAATATGACGACGACGATGAAGGATTTGAAACGGTGAAACGACGCTGATTATTCAACTTCGTCCGAAGAAGATTCAGAAATATATATTCTAGGTCTAACTACTAACCTTTTCTTCCTATTTTGTTTTATTTTCCGTAACGATCTTAATTTATTCGCTAATAATTCGTTCATCTGTTGTTTACATTTGACTAATAAAGTAATATCATCAGGTAATTGGTCTATGAATTCATGTATGTCCATTAATATAATGAATGTATTCTATCCTTAAATTACAATTAATTTATTATTACTTTACCCAGTTTGAAATAATTTACTAGCCATATTATGGATTACCATTTTGGACCATTAAATTTATATTTACTATCAAGAGAGAAATAACTCATTTCAGTAACGCTTGAGACATCCCAATTGGAAAGGTCACCTTTAAAATTACTTTCTTGAAACATACTTTCCATATTAATGACATTAGAGACATTCCACCTTGAAATGTCACCATTAAATTCACTCGCAGAAAACATTTGACTCATATCATCGACATTAGAGACATTCCAATCTGAAATATCACCATTAAATTTACTCATAGTAAACATACCAGACATATCGAGAACGTTCGAAACATCCCACTTGGAAATGTCTTTGTTAAATATACCTCTATAAAACATTTCATTCATAAATTTAACATTAGAAATATCCCACCTGGAAATGTCACCATTAAATCTATTCATACTAAACATTTTATTCATATGAGTTACTTTTGATACATTCCATTTGGAAAGGTCACCATTAAATGGTGATGCCTGAAACATACTTAACATATCTTGAACGTTAGAGACATTCCATTTGGAAATGTCTCCTTCAAATTTACCATAATTAAACATTTTACTCATATGAATAACCTTTGAGACATCCCACATGGAAATGTCACCATTAAATTTACTACTTTGAAACATACTATACATATTAGTGACATTCGAGACATCCCAATTGGAAATGTCACCATTAAATTTACTTTCATAAAACATATTCATCATATTAGTGACATTCGAGACATCCCAATTGGAAATATCACCATTAAATGTACTATACTCAAAAATGTTATGCATATCAGTAACTTTCGAAACATCCCACAAGGAAATGTTACCATACGTTTTAATATTATTAGGATAACCTTTAACCGCGGTCATAAAATCAGCATTGTTTTTAAAATGATAACTATATGTATAATATAGAATAAGATCAACAATGAGTTCAGGAAGTTGTTCCACAGATGAATCCTTAATAATGTCTTCAATCTTGATATCTAGAAGGGTTTCTTTTACATTTTTTTTTACCGATTTCGATATTTTATTATATAACTTTTCTGTGCCGCGACGTGGAGACGTTGACCGACGTGGAGACGTTGACCGACGTGGAGACGTTGACCGACGTGGAGACGGTGACCGACGTGGATGTATCGTCATTACATCACAAGTGTCACCTTGGAACAACTCACCATCACCACAACTCTGTGTTATTAAATCTACCCCTCGTCCTCCTGGATTATTTTTATTTATAAAATCATTTTTGTTATTAAAACATGGTCCTGCTCCACCTGGACCCACACCAGTATTAGTTCCTGTTTCAATACACGGTGACCCTTGACCATTACCATTCGATGTGCCCCATTTACCACAATATTTTGGAAAATCTGTTGGGCATTTTTTTGACATTGTTGATATATATATATAATATAAATTAATAATTTACATTGATTCAGGATAAACTCGGTAAACGTGTATAGGAATTAATATTTTTTTATATTATTATATAAATAGAGATGATATATAATGATACTGCTAAAGAACCTGTCTTCGCTGGTTCTAAAATAACGGATTCGGCAAAGAATCTAATTGGTAATATAGACATCGGCGTTGGAAAGGTAATTACGATATTGGTGTTTACTTATATCATATTAATGATAGCATATATGTTATCAGAATCATATAGAGTGAGCATGACTTACAATGAATTAGACCAATATAGTGCTGCTTTATTTATTCGACCAAATTATTTATTTGAAAATAAAAGACAGGAACTACCTCTAAATAAATTCCGTGTTGCTTCTGCTTTCCGTCCTTATATGGGAACAAATCAATTATTAGAATACACTAGTGAAAAATTATTATTAAAAACGATAAAATCTGGCGTTCGTGCCATTTATATAGACGTCTTTAATGACACTCTAGGAGAAGATGCCTACCCTGTAGTATCAAATGGATTTGAAAATGGAAATTGGAAGTTAACATTAAATACGATTACATTTGATAGTGTGTGTCGGACACTATCCAAATCGGTATTTACGGATGGGTATGTTACGAATAATAGAGATCCTTTCTTTCTCATGATTAATTTAAAAACGAATAGGAATTTTAAGTGCTTAGATCGGATTCAAGAATCCATATTTAAATATTTAAAACCTCATTTACTAGCTCTTAAATTTAGTTACCAACAAACTAAATTATCAGAAACACTAATGAAAGAATTAATGGGTAAATTTGTCATTATTACCAGTGGAGGATATGAAAATTCTAAATTAGAAGAATTGATTAACTATTCCTGGGATAAAGATGATTTAAATCATATATCGTATAAATCATTGGCGGCGGAGGTCGAAGCGCGTGACGCTATTAAATTAAATATAGATGAAGTCAGAACATTTAATAAAGGTGAAGGTATGACGATATCTATACCAGAATTTGATACTTTTTTTACCTATAATTATAACACTCAAAATTTTTTCAGTTCGAATTGTCAATTTATTTTTATGAATTATCAAAAGGTAGATAAATATATGGAAACTTATTTCGACGCATTTAAGAATTCGAGTTTCATAGAAATGTAATAATTTTATTACATTAATATATATGTCTGCTAAGGAAGAAGAAATTCAGAAATACATCGATTGGAAAATCCCATTCTCATTCGGTGTCGTTTTTTCATTAACATTATTATTCACACTAATCGCATTAAAAGGTACATTTTTAAAAATAATTAATAATTCGGTTGTTGAAAAATTTTATTCTATGTTTGTCGTATTATTAATTATTAATTCTGGAATAGCGACTTATACTATTAGTTTATACTATTACCGCATCACAACCCCTGGAATAAAAGGTGCGACTGGTAATTATGGGTTTAGAGGGGATAAAGGAAAATCGAAATCATGTGATGTCACTTCTCACAAAGTCCGTAGATTTTCCTTTAGAAAAGAACCAACCCCAGAAAAGTATGTTGTTGATACTTCTGAATTTGAAAATGCCACACTTGATTTAAGCAAACTTAATAAACCAGAATGGTTTGCCATTAGTAAAAATATGGGTGACACAAATACTATAGATAATCATATATTAGGTTCTAAAAAAAGTAAATGTTCAACTGATGGTAAATGTAATTTTTTACCTGATATTGGTGTCGTCGAAACAAAGCTCGGCGAACAAGTAAAAACCAATAAACCATTTATTGGTGCTTTAATCAATTATTCAACAAATAATTTAAAAGATGATGGATCCATTCATACCATGCAATTTTTATATGATCAAAATAATAAAATTAAACGCAATAGCAAAAATGCAGAATTGGTGAAAGGTAAAATTGGTAAAAAAAATAATTTAGGAACCAGCGACGATTTCACGTGTCCACCTCATTCTGCGATTTATAAAGTGGAAACATTACACGATTCCGATCGCAATAATGGAAAATATGCGCATATTAAAGGGATAAAATTTCACTGCCGCGATATAGAATCGGGTGATAAAATTAGAGTATTAGATTCAGAAAATAACTTAGTCGGTGGTGTTCACTATGGGATCGACCCTTCGCCTGAAAATAAAGAATTCGCCTATTCTAGTGCTGAATGTGGTTTTGAAGGGAAATCTCCTGGATTTATAGCAAATTTTGATTCACATCATAGCAATTCCCCGCAAGGTGTTCAAAATATTAAATTTAATTATTGTACGTATTATAGAAAATAAATGATTCATATATTCGATGGTATTATAGATACTTATTGTGAAACACTACGTGATAATAAGGTCTTATATGATATTAGCAAATATACTTTATATTCGGGCAAACGGATTCGCCCACTCATCGTTATAGATATTTTCAATTCTCTCACTACAAAAATGAACCGCAGGACAGTTATAGAAAATGGGTTGGTTACCAAACTTAATAATCTATCTTTAGGTGTAGAATTACTTCATAACGCTTCTCTCATTATTGACGATTTACCAAGTATGGATAATGACTCAATGCGCAGAGGGAAAACCACACTTCATATTAAATATTCTAATGAAATCGCTAAAATAACAGCAAATAAATATATTTCCGATGCTTTTAAGTTATTTAACCGTTCATGTGATTTAATAGATATTTTTATAGATCAATCCAATAATGCGTGTCTCGGGCAATATTATGATATGACCTTTAATAAGTTAGATTTAATGGATAAATCAATAGAAGAAAAATCCGATTTAATAAATTTAAAAACGAGCCCGTTTTTTATTATTGCTTTTGTTTCAGGGTATTATTCATCTGTAGATACCATAGATACCAATATATTAGAAAAATATATACTATTAGGTCATTATTTTGGTCGATTATTTCAAATGTCGGATGACTTTGTAGATTTAGAATCCGATACTAAAAAAGGGAAATATTTAAATAACGTAAATGTATTAGGTATCAATGTATCTCGTAAGTTATTTATATCTACACAAGAACAATTTATAGAATTAATACTTGAATTGAAGATAGATAGTGTTTTTATTCGAGAATTAATATGTTTGTTAAATAAAAAATGCATATCTACCTTCATAAATTAAAAACAGATAAATTTCTAAATTTATTTATACATTTGCTCGATTTTAATTTCATAACAGAAACTAATATCGCATTTATGATAGAAATTCTATTAGATATAACGGAGCAGTATTTAATAAAAACGGATGATACAGAATATCATTTATTTTATTTAATACTGCTACCGATATTATTAAAAGATATTCGAACCGAATTAAAATCTATGGGTAAATCTGAATCTATTATAGAAAACATACATACAACAATGGAATGTTGTGATTTCTTGAATACTTCATTAAATATAGATACATTAATAAAAGAGAAAAGATTAAAAATATATAACTTAGTTTTTACTTAAGCAGAATACTAAGATATTTATAAAATGTTCGGTGGTTGTGATAATAAATTGTATAACATACTAGGCGTTTCCCCAAAAGCTTCATCTGATGAACTAAAGAAATCATATAAGAAGCTGGCGCTTAAATATCACCCAGATCGAAATAAGGATTCTGGTGCAGAAGATAAATTCAAGGAAATATCTTCTGCGTATGATATTCTAGGCGATTCGGATAAACGAAAGACATATGACACCATTGGTCTCGAAGGATTAAAACAGACAAATGGTGGGGGTGGGGGTGATCCGTTTGATATATTCAATAATTTATTTGGCGGCGGTGGTGGTGGTTTCGGTGGTGGTGGTGGTGGTGGTGGTTTATTTTCTAGACAATCTGTACGGAGAGGTCGTGATAGAATAGAGAAAATATATATGGGTTTAGAAGATTTTTATTTGTGTAATAAAGTAAGTGTGGTTATTGATAAACAGATTTTATGTCACACATGTGAAGGGCGTGGTGGATTATATCCATCTTCTATAGTTAAATGTACAGCGTGTGAAGGTGCTGGACATATTATGAGGATTCAGCAACTCGGTCCAGGCATGATTACACAAACGCAATCTCCTTGTCAAGCGTGTCAAACTAAAGGGAAAATAGTCAAAAAAGACGAGATATGTATCGATTGTAAGGGTTCTCGTATCGAAAAAATAAAGAAACGCATTAATATACAGCTGCGACCAAATACTAAAATAGGTGAAAAAATTGTGGTAGAAGGTGAAGGCGATCAGTATCCAGAATTAGATAAATTTGGAAATTTAGTTGTATTGCTCCTTCAAAAGGAAAATTCTAATTACATTAGAAAGAATAATGATTTATTTATAAAGAAACATATTCCATTAATGGACGCTCTATGTGGTGCGCAAATAGTGATTGGTACCATCGATAATCGTAACTTACTCATTAAAACGATGGATATTATTCATCCTAATAGTGTGTATAAAATAGAAAATGAAGGAATGAAAATAGATAATAAATCGAGAGGTAAACTGTTTGTCGAATTTATTGTTGACTTCCCAAATAGTATTCCAGATGATAGGCGTGGATATATTAAAAAAATATTGTCTGTGAAACATTCCGAAACGGTGATTGACGACTCGCAGTGTCAGATTAAAATAATGACTAGAACAAGCGGGCAAGAATTTACAAATCAGCATGAAGAATTATATACCGAAGATATGCCCGATAGCGATGAAGGCTCTTCTATCCCATGTAATCAACAATAGGACTTAAGAGATTTAATATATTTTTTTTAAAAATTGATATAACAATATATTAATGTTAATACTTAAGAGAAATAATGAATACTGGCGGGGATGGAAATGATATCGAACTGTCAAATATTAAACCGATTATTCCCAATGATGTTTTTAAAGTAATTAAAGAAGAGTTATCTAATCTAATTATTAAAATAGCGAATGATAATCATCTCGATAAAACAAAAATTTTAAATGATTACGCTGACGATATTTCTAAGATTGGTGTTAAAATGGGGATAAAACGCCGAAACCGCCGTTCTCTACCACATGATTTACAGTGTGTTGGTAGGAAAATCGACGGTCAGCAATGCACCCGAAGCAAGCGTACAGGGAGTGATTTCTGTCTTAGTCATATCAAGAGACTTCCGCATGGTCGGATTGACGATCCCGAATATCAAGAGAAAGAAAAAGGAAAACGCGGTCGTAAAAAGAAGGAGAGCGATTATAATTCTGATGAATATATCGCTACTCATTTGGAAATAATCGGTGGGGTTCAATATTTGATTGATACCGATTCTAATGTATACAGTTATAATATAGAAAGTCCAGAACTTATTGGTAAAAAAGGGCTTGAAGGTGAATTAATTAAAGCGTGAAGCGTGAAGCGTGAAATTGAATTATACTTATATTATAATTATAATTATACTTATATTTATATTATACCATGAATTTAGAGATACCCATTGAACTTATAAATGATTTAAAAACTATAGTCAAGTATCAGAATACAGTCCTGATACATATGATAGCGAAACAATATAAATGGAATCCCAAACAATTAATTAAAGAATTAGTCAAATAAAATGAAATGAATTTATTTGTTAATAGTAGTATGTTATCAAGTTTAATACCTATGAGTATTGCTGGGGTTTTATTTGGTTCAGTCCCTATTTTAGATAAAATGGCAATGAGACACTATGAATTAAAACATTTGATAATTATGAGATTTTTTTTAATAGCTGTTATGAATATATTTTTAATAGGGTCATTCATTACATTCTATAATCATACTGATGTTAAAGAACTGTTTACTAATAAGGGACTCAAAATAGTTATTTTAACGGCGCTCGTTTCTTTAGTTGCCTTTGTTGCCTATTTCTATGGTATTCGCAATTCAAAAAATACGGCATTAGTCATTATTTCGGCGGCTGGGATTGCCTTGATGACGAGTATATTATTGGCAAATTTAGTATTAAAGCAAGCGAGCCCATTCGGTGTTAAAATAGGTTTCCTATTTATTATTACTGGTATTGCTATTTCCTTCTATAATTTATAAATTCCATTCAACGGCGTAATTATCTTCGTCCGAATCCAAGTCTTGATTGTTCTCGATTTTATCTTTGATGTATTTCATCATTTTTTTCTTTTCTTTCGCATTTAACTTCTTCTGACTTTTAAGTTTTATCTCATTGCCTGTAGCATCGACCATCTCCGTGATTTCCTCGAACCCAACCGCTTCTTCCGATACTTTCGCCATCCATTCAACATCGCCTTCGGTATTTAACCTGCCTTTTTCCAATACCCATCGCTCAGGACACAAATGGCGGCAGAACGCATCGTTGTGCGTGATCATAATAACACCCCCTTCGTATTTATCTATAGCATCCGCCAATGCTCCCAGCGAGTCTCGGTCTAAATAGTTAGTGGGTTCATCGAGGATGAGTATATGGGGCTGGTCCCACATCGCCGCCGCCAATACCACTTTCACCTTCTGTCCCCCTGATAACGCATTGATGCGGAAATGACTCGCGTATTCGGGTTCTAATCCTGTGTCGCTTAAGTGTTTCTCTACATTGCTTTGCGTCAACGGGCGGCAAAACATATTATCACGCGCCGAGATTTTCTGGTCTATCATTCGAATCACTTTATCGTATATTTTATTGAATTTAATAAGGTCATCCGCCTTCAACCATGAATTCGCCTCTTGCGATTTATCTTTCCAGTTGACTTCGTATTCATACACTTTTTTTTTCCCTTCGACTTCTCTACGTTGACCCGTACATTTATTGATAACCCGTTTTTCCTTCCGTATTTCGCCTTTATCGTTTTTGATGCTATATTCAACGGGAAGTGCCAATTCAATTATATCTTGGTCGCTTAATTTCATGGTCGCTTTGTCTAAACCCTCTCGGTCGTCGCCGAATTCAAACCGCCACCGAATATATTCGTTCGGTGTCTTATTCAAATGATTCTCTATATGGTGAAAAGCGTGTTGTGCGATGTACCCTATTCTCGAATTGGGGAATTTCCATACAGTACCCTCGGTGGGTTCCAGTTCACCCGTCAACACTTTGATCATCGTTGATTTTCCAGCACCGTTCACCCCCACACACGCTACGCGACTCGCCATAGACGCGCGGACACTTATATTCTTAATAGTGGGTTCCGTATTACCTGGATAAGTTAACGACACATTATCCATTTTCATAAGCGCTTTGCCTCTCGATTTAATTCCTTCGAGGAAACAGGGTTGGGGAAAATTAAACTGGAATTTGCTCGCTTTAAATTCGAAATAGGAATTGGCCTCGGGGTGGGTCTTGACAAATTCGGAGAGATTTCCTCGATGAAGTTTCAATTTTAATGCATCGATTTGGAGAATATAGTCACAACAGTGGTCTAATAAACCCGAATCATGCGACACCATGATTACGGTCGTATCCGTTAATGAATTAATATAGGATTCCACCCATTTCACATTTTTTACATCGAGGTGGTTTGTCGGTTCATCCATCAATAAAATATCGGCCCGTTGAAGCATCGCCCTCGCCAGCGCCAATTTCATCCTCCAACCACCCGATAAAGATGATATGGGGTCGTCATAATTACCTCCCTCTGGTCTTCCCTGTGAAAATCCAACATGTAATAATATATCTCTGACCTGGTCATTAGTAATATTGGAATTCTTGATAGCGGGATATTCGAGGACATAATCGATACAGTTTAAATGGGATAATTCCCCCTGAATATCGGCCTCTACGAAAACGGTTTTCACTTCACTGGAATCGGGGAATCCATCGACAGATCCATCGGCAACAGCCCGCATGAGCGTCGTCTTCCCACAATCATTTTGTCCTAAGAGACCATATTTCCGTCCTTTCTTTAGTGTCATTCGGGTATTGTGAAGCAATATTTTCGTTCCATAGGCCAATGTGAATTCGCAATCGCATAATTCCTCGTTTTTATCGTCTTCGGTTTCCGATGATGATTCTTCGACTAGATTGATCACTTTTAGTGCCTCGGAATATATATACTTGACCAGTGAAATATTATCGCGGCAATAGGGTAATATTTCTTTGGAATATTCCGATTCTTCTATAGTTTTAGTCTTAATAAGAGAACTCGCTATGATGGAGATATATTTAAGGTTCAATATCGAAACGTCAGTCCTGAATTGCTCCGTTAATTCTAATAAAATATAAAGAGGGTCTCTAAATTTCTTCTGGACCACGGACACTTTCATTTTATTCAATGATTCTAATGTCTTCGTTGCGACATCGCGTGCCTCAGGGTCGGCGATTGTATCGACCGTTTCGGCGAGCGCTGGGATTAATTCGTCCAAGAAAGGCGCCGCTTCCAGTGGGTCTTCCACCAATTTAGACATATTGCTAACAATCCTAGCACACATGCGTTTCACCAGCGCCTTGGGTTGTCTAAATCCAGCGACCATTAATGGAATCACCACTGACAGCGCCGAACCCTCCACGGTTTGGACGAACACGACGCCGCCCAATTTTTGTATGGTTTCTTCGGTGTCTTCTCTAAAAATCATTGCATGTAATAATTCATCTGTAAAGGGTTCTAAATCTCTATTGGTAATCCCCTTCATTGCCTGAAGCAAGACTTTATTCGATAATTCTGCTACTTCGGGTTTTGTATCGTGAAGCATCGGTGTTATCATTGACACTAATTCTGGAAGGCATGCGGATAATAAATCGCGATCAAATGTGAACACACGCGAGAGGTAAGACGAAAGGACCTTCAAACTGCCGACCTTAGCACGCCATTTCGATTCTATAGTCATCTCATTCGAGAGGAACTTAATCATTATAGGGAGTGCCTGAACCGACACCTTGGATATTAATAATTGGGTCACTTTTTCGGCTTCGACGATAACATCAGGTTTATCGTCCAACCTCTTCAATAAAATTGGTAATACAGTGTAGACGTATTCTGCTTCCTTAGAATAAGAATTGCTAAATTCGGTGTATAATTCCTTTAAAGCGTTGATTCGAATATCAACGGGCGTTTTTTTATGGGCGTCTTGAATACGTGAGAGTAATTCGTTCATTGTAGGTTAATATCCTTCATTAATTCTTTAAGTTTTCTTTTAATTTTATAAAAATTGATTTAAATAATACGTCATAATTTGTAATAAGTCATATTGATATTATGGATAAACAATTAATGATAGTAAAAATACAGAACTTGTAAAAATAATAAAATTATATTGTTAAATATTTATATTTATATTTTTTATTTTTATTTTCTAACAGTATATTATAAAATGCCTAGAAAACAAAGTGGAAGTGGATGTGGATGCGGACGCGGACGTGGCGGAAGTTGTAAATGTAGTAAAAATATGGCAGGTGGATCACCTGCGTCCAGCTTGGTGATGGGTCATGTTAAAACAGGCGCCGAATGCGATGCCGCCCCTAATTATAGTCAAGCGGGCAGTGCTATATTACCCGATGGCGCGTTCTATCAAACTTCGGGTGGTGGCCGCAGACGTAGGCGTAAGAGTCGCAGCCGCAGCCGCAGCCTGCGGAAAACAAAAAAACGTCGAGTAAGAAGACGACGTTCGCGTAGCACTAATTTATAAAGTATAAAGTATAATTTATAATTTATAAATATCTTAATAATTATGTTTTAAATAGACTTAAAGAAAATAAATATATTTATATTAAATGTTATCTGTTTCCGCGTCGCCTACTATTAAATCGACCCCAGCAGATTCTAAATCTGTTTCCGCGTCGCCTACTATTAAATCGACCCCAGCAGATTCTAAATCTCTTAAAGATAATTTGTTGATGTATTCGCTAACTAAATACTATGATACCTTGGATGAATCCGATATGACATTATTTACAGATATTATTGCTGGTAAATCGAAAATATCTTTGAGAATTATTGACTGGTTTGTGACTAACTATTCTAAAAAGAATAATGTCGTCTATTATGTCCCTAAAAAGAAAGGTTCTATTAAAAATAAAAAAAAATTCACTAAGCAGACATATCAAGAAGCCCCACCCCCTAATTTACAAAAATACGACCTTGAACAGTTTATTGTATACTTACGGTACCGTTCTAAATTAAAATCATACAATAAATCCAACTTTGATCCGTTTTGTAGAAATAATAGAATAACTGAATGGGGAAAGAATAGGGATATCACTACCACAATCGGACAACTTAACTTTTTCCGATGGGCTATTGATAAAAATATCATAGAATATATTAAAAACCACTTGAAGGAGATAGAAATTGATATGAATACAAACATAAGGAAACATATTCCGAGTGATAAAAAGAAACTTAGCAAGGGGGTAAACCATCTCACAGATTCCAAAAGTTTAAAAAGGAAACGTAGAGAATTATCTATGTGCGCCACAAAAACGGTGAATCGCCATAATGTTAATATCACTTTATCTTTCGATTAATGTAATTATTTTATTTTATACTACTATCTTAAATGCCTTCCGTCTATAATGATTTAGACAAGTTAAATCTACCTACTTCTTTTAATATAGTTAAATCCATAGGAGGAAATATAATGCGTTTTTTTACCCTATGGATTTTAGTATTTCATGTCCTTTTCCATGCTGGATATTTAAAACAATATCAAAGTTCTTTACTGCTATTATCTATTATAGTTTCAGTGTTTGGATTATTAATCGTGTACTATTACCCACGCAAATTACATATTCCATATTTGGAAATTAAAATAGACGATAATAATCTACTTTTAGGTAAGATACTAGACTTAATTGTCCATCAATTTCCACTCATTTTCTTATTGATTCAGTATAATCCATCCATTAAAAGTGATAATTTAATATTAGGACTCTTGATAAGTGCTGTTTACTTATTATTCAATAATCCAAATAAGGTATACCTGCTACGTTGTCATAATTGTAATAATAATAAAACCGAACAGGATGCTGTTCGGTGTCATATTATGTGTGGGATTATCAATATATCTCTTATAGTATTATTATTCACCCTACTTTGGAAATTATTACATTTGTTTGCGGCTCATTAAAATTGATTTTTATTATTATTTAAAGTTTAATTCAGTTTTACATTGAATGGACTATTTAGTTATAGATCAGAAACACTTCAGGGTGAATAAGAAAGAAATACAGGATATTATTCACGATATATTCACTAGTTATCATTTAACCAATGACTCTATTTCTAATAATGAAGAATATACCTCTATTATTGAATATGTATTACATGTCTATACAGAAATAAATGCTAAAAAAATAGACACTCAAGATTACTCCAATACGATTAAAGAAACCATAGAAAATCTTATAATTGAGCGCATTATTAATGAAGACGATGTTATCTCTCCTATTGATTTAGAAACGATACTGGTTCAATTGGATTTTTTGGATACGGTTCCACAACCAGCCCAGAGGACACCTGAATGGTATACTTTCCGTGCAAATAAAATCACCGCGAGCGATTTCGCCGTTCCTGTCAATAAAAATCCATATTCTGATCGAAACAGTTTAATCTTAAAAAAATGTGGACATGAAACTCCATTTATCGCTGGACCCGCCATTACACATGGTGTAAAATTTGAAGATGTTGCAGTGGATATCTATGAGGGTCGGTGTCGTGTATCTATTTCGGAATACGGTTGTATTCCCCATCCTAAACACGATTTTTTAGGCGCTTCTCCAGATGGTATTTGTAATAAAACGAGTGAAAATAGGGATTATATTGGTAGGATGTTGGAAATTAAGTGTCCTAAATCACGGAAATTAAACGGATTTGTTCCAGAATATTATTATTATCAGGTTCAAGGGCAGTTAGAGGTATGTGAATTGGAGTTGTGTGATTTTCTAGAATGCGTTATTAAAGAATACAATACGCGCGATGAATTTATCGAAGATGCTAGCGAAAATGAACAAGTGCGATTCCGGAAAAACGGAATGGAACGCGGGGTCCTCATTGAATTATACGATTATACTCTAGAGAAACCCGTTTATCGATATTTTAATTCGAGGGAAGGGACTCCTGGAACTCTGGAATTGGATGCTTGGATTGATACCACGATATCAGTCGCGTTGAAAGACGATAATTTAGATTACATTACGACCACTTATTGGAAACTCGAGGAATACTCGTGTATTTTAGTGAAACGGGATCTTGAATTCTGGGATACATTATTCTTGGAATTGGATAAATGTTGGAAGGAAATATTATATCGCAGGGAACATGGTGTTGAAGATATACTAACGTTGAAAGATAGTAAGAAACGGAAAAAAAAAACTGAGATTAAATTAGGGAAGGAATATAATATAGCATTATTGCCGGATTCAGATGGAGAAGGATTATAGATAATTATAGAGCCAAGAGTGAACCATCTGTGGATTATTTAGAAGGATGTGAACCTCTGTATTCAGTTTACTCGCGAGTATAGATATGAGTGTATAATAGAGTTCCTTCAAAGCGACCGTATCGGACTTGGCGCGATGCTTTCCTGGTTTTATATTGTAGCATTCACAGAGTGCTTTCAGCGAATATTTATCGTTGACTTTAAGTTTCTTGGCGATGAGGAGGGTATCGATGAATTTCATTTTAATGGCGGGTGTCACATTGTATTTATGAAGGTTATTCTGGAGGATAATATCGTCGAATCCAGCGCCATTGTGGGCGACCAGATACACCGTATTAATTATCTCGGTGGTCGGGGATTCTAGAAAATCGACGATATCTTTCAAATGTTCCTTAATAGGGAGTTTATCCTCTAAATCTTCTGGATGAATTCCTGTAATTTTGGTGATAATAAATTCGAATTTACCTTTGGGATTGACGAGAGATTCGATACAGTGATCGTCTTCGTCATTAAGGAAACAGTAATCTATAATCCTATCATGGAAGATATTCAGTCCCGTCGTTTCAAAATCATAATAAACCGTTTTATTTACTTCTTCCTTCGGAGGCGGCATAAAATAGTTGAAAATACTAGAGAGTAGACTAATGATTGGTCTTAAGTAGTGAGTGAACATGAGTATTATTTTATTTTATTTTATTTATTTGAAATCAATTTTGTTTCCGTTATTTATTGTCATCACTCTGGAATGTTCTATTCACCTTTATACCTAACGCGTTTAAAATTTGTGATCTGCTCTGTGTAATTGCTATACAATGTCAATGATTTAGAAAATACGTAGCATTTCAAAAAAAAAATATAATATAATATCAAACAAATGTCACGTAGTTCAACAACCACTAGCAGAAGGCGCACCACTGCCACCACTGCTGCCAAATCTGCTGCCACTGCTGCCACTACTGCCAAATCTGCTTCCAAATCCGCTGCCACTGCTACCACTGCTGCCACTACTGCCAAATCTGCTGCCAAATCCGCTACCACTGCTACCACCGCTGCCACTGCTACTGCCTGCCCCCGGGCACCCTGTACTGACGGGGCGCACTGTTATAAAAAACAATCTTGTAAAACAACTAAGCAACTTCAAATAATAGCGGGTACCTTTGACAGAAGTAAACAAGGATTATATAAAAAAGGTCACCATACGCGCTGTGGGGATGATGCTGTAGTGAGTACAATAATGGGGCATGCATGTCCGAATGGACTTTATTCGAGAGATTATGAAATATATAAGGAAGAGTGTAAACAAGCAGAAGCTAAAATTAAGAAATGTGATGGTTCAGACTCAAAAAGACAAACGGCAGAAGGTTTAAAAAATAAATGTGTATCACTAAGGAAAAAATTCAGAGACAATTTATATAAACCAAATCCAATAGCAGATCGTGGGTCTTACGTTGGGCACCAAGATGCGATTGGAGTTATAGAAACACAATTTAGAAACTTTTGTACTGGTTCTCGTTCAATAAAGAAATCATCATCATCTATTTCAACAAAGACAAAAAAGCGCCCAGCCCTTGCGTGGGGGAGGAAACAAAAGCGTCGTTCTAAATATAATAAATCAATTTTTAATAATTTTTAGAATAGCACTCGAAATAATATCACGTCTTGATATCTTATCACCATAGTTCTCATGCCAATCATTACTATCATAATTAAAGTCTCGTTTCATTAATGAACCAACTGTTACACCTAATTTGATTGCTTCATCGTAGTAACACTTTGGAAATTTAGTACATGGATGATCAATTGTTTTATTTTGACCAGATTTCCATTCGCAAGATATAACAACCATATCGATACCTTCATCGTCATCATATAATACAATTCCACTTTCCATTGCGATTAAATAATCATATTTAAGTTTATTTTCCATAACATGTTTTTGTAATCCATTCATACGATTGCAGCAACCATTATATGTTTCTTTGTCGGTTGGTTGTTCGGATACATTTGACGGTATCGGAACACCAATTACTTCACATGGACATTCATATTTTTTCTCAAATGCATCTTTTACAGCATTCACTTTACAAGATGATGTTGATGCTACATATATAGTAACCATTATTTTCATTAATTTATGATATATTATCATAATGAATAATAAATCAATTTTATTTTATCATTATGTATAGATAAATATCTAGAGTCTTTGTCAATGTTTCGGTGTGAAGGAAATGCCACACCCACAAGAAGACGCTAACTCTTTATCTGGAATGAAAATGAATTTATTATCAAACGCTGTCGATGTATAATCTATAGTCGTTCCTAGTAATAAAAATTCTGATAATGGATCCATGACTACATGGATATTCTGTTTACTCACATAGGTTGGTTTTATTGATAAATCTTTTTGGTTCAATAAACTGAGTTCATAATTATACCCATGACAACCACCACTTGTCGCCGAAAATAAAAAATTTGAGATTCCTTGTTTTTTACTTATTTCGAACATTTTAGTCCAAGCATTATCGGTGACTGTCAGTGGTGCGGTCTTGGTCAGCGTTGAAAATGCACGTTTGATCATAATATAATATAAAAGAATATAAATTTAATATTTATACCTAAAGATAAATCAATTACTATATATGAAGTGAATGTACAGCAAATTTAGATTTAATGGTAATTATAAATATTCACTGAATATATAGATTTTGTGGCCGAGTGGTTAAGGCGATGGACTGCTAATCCATTGGGCTCTGCCCGCGCGAGTTCGAATCTCGTCAAAATCGATTATATTACCGTTGATAGCTCAGTTGGTAGAGCATCCGACTGTAGAAGTTATTGTTATCGGAATGTCGCTGGTTCGACTCCAGCTCAACGGAATAAATAAATAATTTGATCCTATAGCTCAGTTGGCTAGAGCGTTCGACTGTTAATCGAGAGGCCGCAGGTTCAAGTCCTGCTGGGATCGTTTTATTATTTATTTATATAACCGTTACATGTTCTACTACATCCGAATCCGAATATAAAGTAGGTGATGCTCTCAGTTTATATCCCTCGTTCATTTTGTTATATTTATATTTTAATTCTGAATAATTGTTATTCATATTTTCATCATGAACTTGTTTAGTTGTCGATGGGACTGAACTAGAACTATTAAATGTATATTCTTCCTTAATTTGTTCAGTTCTAATTTCTTCTATTTTATCACAGAATGTTTTGAAGGCGTCTTGGTGGGTCTTAAATATAGAATAGCGTCCTGCTAATTCTAAATATAACCAACCTTCCGATTTTAAATGATTGCATCTTAATTTCCGTGTAATATAGGTTGTATCGAATGAAAATAATTTAACCATGGCATTCGATAATGTGACCATTAAAGAAACTCCCCAGGTCGTCCAGTATATTTTATTTTCATGTTCTACTTTTTCATAGTTGGTTGAATTAACTTTAAATGTCCTTTCCTGAATAGCCAATAATCCAGGAACAAGTATAGATCCAATAGTTGTTAACGCAGATAATGTTGAATACCAGAAAGAAGACCGCCTCGAACGAATTTCTATAGCATTCACCATTTTAATGTACCGATTTTTTAGTATTGTTTTAGAATACTCGTCTAATTTAGGTTTATCATTAGTTTCTGAATTTAATAATTCCGAAAACCGCGACTTAAATTCACTATAATTCACAGCCCAATTTAAACAATTATACATTATAATTAAATGTCTAAAATTATTTTCTATTATATATTTAATATTAATAAAAATCTATTTAAAGAATTATCATTATAGATAATTAATAATAATAGATTCTTATTATTATTCACATTGTATTTGAGGGGGGTAGTCTGATTTATAACACTACAAACAGCAGAGTAAACATAATATAAGCGAACGCAAATAAGCGGCAGCGGGATGAATTGATTCATCGACTTCATTGATTAATTGATTATGCGGTTAGCGAAAGCAAGTATAGTCGATTCATCGACTTCATTGATTAATTGATTAGCGAAAGCAAGTATAGTCGATTCATCGACTTCATTGGTTAATTGATTATGCGGTTAGCGAAAGCAAGTATAGTCGATTCATAGATGACATTGGTTAATTGATTAGCGAAAGCAAGTATAGTCGATAAATCGACTACATTGGTAAATTGATTATGCGGTTAGCGAAAGCAAGTATAGTCGATTTATCGATAAAGACGAAGACGAAGACGATTCATCAAGATCAAGGAAAGTATTAATAATGCGGTAGCGAAAGCGAGTATTAATTATACGACAAGCGGTATAGTATTAACACAGTGTATATATTTAATTATAGATTATAGGTTCGGGATTCGGGATATAGAGTTTGATAACATCATTAATAGAAATATTAATAGAACGCATCAATAGAAGAATAATATGATAACATCATTAATAGAAATATTAATAGATAACATCATATGATAACATCATTAATAGAAATATTAATAGATAACATCATTAAAAGAATAGAGTATGATAACATCATTAATAGAAATATTAATAGATAACATCAATAGAATTATAGAATAAATATAAATGCGCGATCGAATAGATTATTTGGTAAATCCAAATTGACGTTAGGAATAGACTAAAACTTTCTTTTTATTTAACCATATTTAAAGCTTTGCCCCCTTTTGATAATAAGATGAACACTACATATATTTTGACTGAAAATTCCATTTTGATTAATACATATACCTTTGGATTTTTCCTTTTTATAGTAATTTCTTTGAGTTATTATACCAGCATCCTGAATCAAAATTTAAACCTCGTCATTAATGAATTATTGTTGGTGAAAAGATCATGTGCTCCTATTATAGATTCTGAATCAGAAAGCAGCTCTGAATCAGAAAGCAGCTCTGGACCTGGACCTGGACCTGAATCAGAAAGCAGCTCTGAATCAGAAAGCAGCTCTGGACCTGGACCTGGACCTGGACCTGAATCAGAAAGCAGCTCTGGATCTGATACCAATTCCTTTGAAGTGAATGGAGAAGTATACGAATTAACTAATTAGACCAATTTACTGGTAATTCATATTGACATGCGTTATAATTTATATAAGCTCTCCGATATAATACTAATAATAGTACCGACACTATTTTTAATCCAGCGAATATATAATACATCATATTATCTCCATGGAATCCACCAAATAAATGAGTTTGAATACCTATCTTATTATAATTTCCGTCTAAAGTCGTAATACATTCAACTATGAAGGACAGTATTACTAACATTATTATAACTGTGATTAATACTATCCTATTATCTCTTTTCAATATATTATTGGGCATAGCATAATATTTCCCATTATTTGGTATTCCAGGGGAAGAATCACTTATTAATCTAATTATGAATAATAGGATTAATAACATAATGAAAGGCCATATGGTTGGTAAACTTTCATGTAATATTTTTTGTTTATTTATATAGAATAAATACAGTATTTCCAAAATGACCAACGTTAATGTGACCCCAGTAAATATATGACTACATTTAAATGGTAAATAGGTGTAACACTCTTTTTTCTCTGAATAATTAAATACATTAGAGTAATAATTATAGAGATACAATACTAGAATAATTAGAGGTATTGAATGTCGTAAATAATGTAATTTCATACTTAACTTAGAATAATAAAATATATTAATATTTAAATGGGTGGTTTAATTGGATTAGTTTATATCGGACTATCAAAATGCACTTTAAACAGAAATGGAGAAACTTTAAAAAAATACATGGGTAATCTATTTAACTCTATGGGATTATATATCCTAATATTTGTCTTAAGTGTCTTCCCAGCTATTATGGTCGCTAGAGAATGTAATCCATATAGTAAAACATTATGGACGATTATTGCGATATTGTTTTCAGAATTATATTTATTCATATGGGCATTTAAGAAATTTGCATTCAGATCAGAAAATTATTGTATGACCGATCATATCAATAGAGAACTTAGAGAGAGTTATAATTATAATCGTCGTTAATTTTTTTTATATTGTATTATTAAATAATGGTTTTCGTTGGTTACTTATTATTTAATCGATTATATAATCCACACTTAGTGTCTTCTTTTAGGAAAAATATGTCGCTCGCTAATAATGTCCAGGATATGAATCATATTTCTAAAGAAGAATATCGCAAGTCGGTGATGAACGTTGTTTTAAATTACTCATTTATAGCGGTTTTTGTATTATTAACAGTGGTTCCAGCAGTGTTAATTGCATTGGGGTGTAATACGGGACATATGGCGGTTGTTTCAGGAGTTATAGCATTTTTCTTTAGTGATATTTACTTATTCAACTATGCTTTTAGAAAATTTGTATTAAATGAACCTGGTTATTGCAAGGTATAATTTTCTAATATTATATTAGATGTCTGATTTTATAAAAAGATGTACGATTCACACTTACCGATCCCTTTTCCCTAATAATATAAAAAATAAAGGTATAGTCTATTTTATTAATATAATTCATATCATAGGGGTTATATTTATTCAATTAGGTCTCCTAATGAAACCAGTGTATATTAAGTTCTATATAATATACTTAGTATTCTTGTTCGTTACTTACGTGTTACTTAATAATAAATGCTTCATGACTATTGTATCAAACTATTTCTCTGAAGCAAACTATAATATGTTATGTATCAAAATGCAACAAGCTAAAACCGTGTTGGGTATATATTTAATATTGGCTATAGTGTTTTATATGAATCCTCAAATCGCACCATATACTATTATTAAATCATTGATTTCTAAATAATTATTTTCTTTAATTATAGTATACTATGAATAATAATATTACTCAAGCCGTAAACTCAGCTTTAAATAATAATACATTATCGGATTCCGAAAAAACGGTCGCTCGCAATCAAGTTTTATCTATGCTTTTAGCGGTTTTATTTATGTTACTCCTTAACTTCATTTTTGGTCCATGGTTATGGAATAATATTTTAAAGAGACTTGTTCCTATGCTTGGAACTGCTAGATGGTATGATACGGTCGCCGTCGCTATCTTATTATCACTCATTATACCTAATTAAATTTTAATTATTTTTTTTTTATTTGTTAAACTAAACTATATGATTTGGTATATAGTTAATTATATAAATTCATTTTTTCATACTGTAGACATACAAATGTCACCAATTAATACTGATTTAACTCAGTCATGTATTATAACACATTCGCTAACACCTAATGCAATGAATCCATTGCCAAGTAATAAGTTTAGTAAAAATTAAAATATTTTAATTAAATATATGTGTGATAATATTAATTTAGACCTTAATTTCCTTGAATCAAGAAATGGTAATCTTATAGAAATATTACTAGATACGGATAATATCAACTTAAGTTATGATAGCTACAAATGGGTTGAAGGGAGAAATAATAGAAGTCATGGTGGGTTTGTTAAACGAATAGGAGAACGAAAGGATGATGACGATATTCATGATTATAAAGCATATTTATTACCCTATGTTAATAAATTAAGTTTTGAAAGAATTTCCACTGAAAATGTAGACAATCAACAGAATTTAATCATGAAAGGATCAAATGATTCAAGCGGACCATTTATTACATTTTTCCTTGAAGGAAAAGCAATAAAATATAAAGTCTGTATGGATAAATTATCAGAAATTACGAACGAAGAACCTGATAATGATGATGAAATCGATGAAGCACTAGCTGAACCTAATAAAACATCGTTATTAAATAAAACTTCATTATATAATTCAGAAAATAATGTCGCTTCCGCCGCCGTCCCTGTCGCCGTAGCCGCCGCCGCAGCCGTCCCTGTCGCCGTAGCCGCCGCCGCCGCCGTCCCTGTCGCCGCCGCACCAATAGATAATACCGTTCCAGAAGAATCTAAATCTTTTAAAGACTCGGTTAAGAACACCATATCAACTATGTTTAAATCAACTCCTGTTGAAGATGAAGAGGATGATGATAATGATGACGGTGATGATGATGAAGATAAAACAGCAGAATCAGCTGAACCATCAGTTGAACCATCAGTTGAACCATCAGTTGAACCATCAGTTGAACCAGTAGAAGAACCAGTAGTACCATCAGAAGAAACAGTAGTACCATCAGAAGAAACAGTAGTACCATCAGAAGAAACAGTAGTACCATCAGTACCATCAGTACCATCAGTACCATCAGTACCATCAGTACCATCAGTACCATCAGTACCATCAGTACCATCAGTACCATCAGCACCATCAGCATCAGAAGAAGAAACAGTAGTACCAGTAGCACCAGTAGCACCATCAGCATCAGAAGAAACAGTAGTACCATCAGCATCAGAAGAAACAGTAGTACCATCAGAAGCATCAGAACCATCAGCATCAGAACCATCAGCAGCATCAGAAGCATCAGCATCAGCATCAGAACCATCAGCATCAGAACCATCAGCATCAGAACCATCAGCATCAGCATCAGCATCAGAAGCATCAGCATCAGCATCAGCATCAGAACCATCAGCATCAGAACCATCAGCAGCATCAGCATCAGAAGCATCAGCATCAGCATCAGCATCAGCATCAGCATCAGCATCAGAAGCATCAGCATTAGCATCAGCATCAGAAGCATCAGCAGAACCTAGTTCAAATAAAACACAACTAGGTGGTTCTTTAGAAACTAAAATTAAGAATAATTTCCAAATCGGAAATGCAGTTTCGTATGAAACTAAAAAAAATAACACTGGATTATTATTAAATATGAATGGTGGGAGAAGAAGTAGATTACGACGAAATAAACTCAGATCAAAAAAAGGAAGTGCTGGAAATCGATCACTTCGTTTGTCGCGCACTTAATTCCATTCTTTATAAGGAACATTTCTTGCCTCGCGATTCTTTCTCCTCCATGGTTCTTATATAAATTTCTTGCCTCGCTCATTCTTTTTAATATTTCTTGCCTCGCGATTCTTTATAAGGAACATTTCTTGCCTCGCGATTCTTTATAAGGAACATTTCTTGCCTCGCGATTCTTCCTCCTCCATGGTTCTTATATAAATTTCTTGCCTCGCTCATTCCATTCATTATATTCATTCCATTCATTCTTTTTATTCGGCATGAAGGGAAGTTTTTTTGCCTCACCAATAAAACACCCTTCATAGTTCTTATCATTTTTTTATGCCTCGCGATTATTATCTAGGGAATTTGAAGTAAATATTAGACATTTATAACATCATAAAATATAAATATCGTTATTTATATAAAAATGATCAAGTGTGAATTTAACGCCCTCCATAAAAAAACCATACACAAAAAAAAATGAAGGTAATCGTGGTCTTAAATAATTAGACGCCACGTTCCTCATTGTTTTATAATTAAATAACAAGGTTGCGCTACATAAACATTTTTTTCGGAAAAAAATGCAAAAAAACACAAAACCAAAAGTGTTTTGTGTTTTTTTTTTCGTCATTTTGACCCTTTTTCGACTTTTTCCCACGTTTTTAGAGTTTAGTCCTAAAAATCCCATTACTATTTATATTTTTAATATTTTACAGAGTCAAAACAACTTAAAAAAGGAGTCCAGTGTGTGATTTATACAGGCAAACATATTTATTCTTTTTTTACAAAAGAAGGGAACGGTGGTGTATTATATTTCGCATACCATGTTTCTTATAAAAAAAAAAAATAAATCATTTTTGTTTGCTCCATGTAAAAACTGATCGTTCAAAAAGAATGAAAAAAGGAATAAATGACCTTAAAAAAGGAATGAAAAAAGGCTCGTGAAAATAGGCTTTCTTGAAAGTTTCATGTAGCAAAATCACCCTTCAAATAAATAAAAAAAGACGAAAAGAAGGGTAGGAATAAAAAGAATGAACACATTTTACAAGTTCGTAAAATGTTTATGGACTGAAGGGTTTTTTTTAAAAATAAATCATAAGAAACATGGTCTTTAACAAAAAAATCAAAATTCCGCAACTTTTTTCCAAAATAAAACGTTTATGCTCTCCCCACGGTGGGGAGAGCATACTTTTTTTATTTTCATTTAATATATTTTAATAATATTTTTTTTTTATATAAGAAAGTAAGGACTGAATAATATAAGTTATTAGAAGTAATAAATTCCCAGTGTTAGTCCCTTTTTTGCAGTAGGCAAGAAAAAAGGAATGAAAAAGGAATGAAAAAGAATGAATTCACGAAAGTTATTTAAAGAAAAAAATGAAATAAATATTAAAAACTATAAGGATTATGGTCTTATACGAGTGTACCCCATGTTTCTTTGCTACATCATTGAAAAATAATTTTACTCGGCACGAAAAAACAAAGAAACACAGACTGAAAATTGAAGAGTTTGTTAAAAAAGTGGATTCCGAGAAAGTTTATCATTTTAATGATAAAAAAAGAATGAAAAAGCAAAAAGGAATGAACATTTATCATTTTAATGATAAATTTTCACAAAAAAAGAATGAACCATCGGATTCATTTTTTACATGTGAAACTTGTAATTCTGATTTTCAAACGAAAGGAAATCTGATCAGACATCAATTATTATGTAATAATGGGACAACTGATTTAATAATCGAAATGAAGCAACAGAATGAATTAGTAAAACATTTAATGGAGCAAAACAATAAGCAACTAGAAGAAAAATATGAAACTATCATAGCTGAAAAAGAAAAATGTATCAACTTATTAAAAAGTAATTTAGGAAATGTAACAAATCACAATACTTTAAATCTAATAAGAAATAATATATATACTATGAAACCTTTAACATTTCTAAATACATTCTGTAAAAACAATCCGTCTCTAGAGGAAGTGATCAATTATATAAAAAATGGTAACTTTACAAGAGAACAATTAGAAAATATTAAGGAAGCGCATCAGTTAAACAATAAACAAATTATAGCTATGGAAATAGATAATATATTAAAGAAATCAAGTTTGGAATTATCACAGAATAATAATTTTACATGCGATAATGTATTATTTACAAATGACGGATCTAATCGTCGCTTTATTGCAAAGGGTCCTGAAAGTTGGCAGTTCTTCACAAACGATGAACCATTGGATAATGGCACAGTTGCTATTATTGATAAAGTAAATGAAATGAATAACACTAAAGTATATTATACATTAAAAGAACGTCGTTTAATTAGTAATAAATTGAAAAAATTAAATGATTATAATAACAATAAGGATAATTTATTAAAACAAATTCAAGGAAATGAAATATCAGTAGAAGGTTCACAGTCAATATATAATGAAATAGACTTGGATGTTTTGTTTGAAAATGAAACATATTATGTAGAGAACGAGTCTTATTCTCCAACTGAATTACAAATCGAAACCGAAGAAACGGAATTTGAAGAGTCAGATGAATCTGACTGTAATTATCCTAAATATGATAGTCAAATGGAGTATGAAGAAATGAGAGATTGCGATCAATATTATTATTATAATACTTCTAATAATGTATTTTCAAAAATAAATAAACAGTATATCGGTGAAAGAGTACATGATGAACAATGTGATAGATGTAATGATTTAGACCAATTATGTTGGTATTATATAAAATATCTAAATGAAATATAATAAATATTCAGATATTTATTTCCTTATCAAAATTTACGAAATCTCTAAAGTTCATGTAGCGCTGTTTCCCATGGTTCAAAAATGACCGTTTTTCGCGAAAAAGGACAGCCAGTAGTAAGGAAAACGCGAAAATCCACTTTTTCCTTATCGATAAATAAAAATCCTAAATATTCATGGAGGGCGGTTTCTCATCGAAAAAAACGGCCATTTCATGAATCACGATTTTCAGGAATTCTCACGGATTCTCACGAATTTATAATTTTAAGAATTTTAAGAATTTCGAAATTAGCGATCCATTCGGATATTTAGTTCCTTATCTAATTCTACGAAACTTGAAAAGTTCATGTAGCGC